GAGTGTGAGCAGTATGTTCGCGAGGGGGACCTTGCACGTAGTGATGATCAGCTTGCTGATTTTCATCGTGTATCGGGCCTGCTCTTTGCAGATGTGTTTTCCAAAGTTGACAAATTAGTCTACGATGGTGACATCCTGCCAAGGCATTCCTCTGGAGCCACAGCTGATCGTATCCGCGGAAACGCGAAATACGAGCAGCAATTGTGGACCACTCGGCTAGAGGTATATTTCCCACATGGGGAATACCTTGCGCCGTCTTGGAGCTATTTTCATGAGCTACAAGATGTGGACATACTCGAACCTGGTTCAGAATTGCCCGTAAGGGTTATTTCTGTTCCTAAAACGTTGAAAACGCCTCGTATTATTGCTATAGAGCCGACCTGCGTACAATATGTACAGCAGGGCCTACTCGAGGCAATTACGAAGGCTGTACGTGCGGATGACTCCGTACGGCAGCTTATCAGTTGGGAGAGCCAAGTGCCTAATCAGCACATGGCTTTCCTGGGTTCCCTTCAAGGTGAACTCGCTACACTAGATCTTAGTGAAGCATCTGATCGCGTTTCCAATCAGCTTGTAACGCTCATGCTTAGTAATCATCCGCATCTTGCATTTGCGGTCGATTCGGCACGTAGCGCCAAGGCTGACCTACCTGGTTACGGTGTTATACCGTTGGCCAAGTTTGCGTCTATGGGTTCAGCTCTGTGCTTCCCCTTCGAGAGTATGGTCTTTATGACTGTTATCTTTCTGGGGGTTGAACAGATGCTCAACCGCCGATTGAGAAAGGAGGACATTACGTCCTTCCTCTCACAGGTGCGCACTTACGGGGACGATATTATTGTTCCCGTAAGTTTGGTGCAGTACGTGATTCGTTCACTAGAGGCCTATGGTCTCGTGGTGAATAAAGGCAAGTCTTTCTGGGCCGGAAGGTTCAGGGAGTCTTGCGGGAAGGACTACTATGCTGGCGTCGATGTTTCTGTCGTTCGCTGTCGTAGTCTGTTCCCTTCCTCACGTACGGATGTTCAGGAAGTTGTGTCGACCGTTGCGCTCAGAAACCAGCTTTATTTGGCTGGTCTCTGGAAAAGCGTTAGGTATCTCGACAAAATGCTCGAACGGATTATTCCGTTTCCTGCTGTTGAGAGCACTTCTTCTTTGCTTGGTAAAATCTCATTTCTAGGCTTTACAGCCGAAAAGTGGGATTCTGATCTTCAACGCCCTCTTGTCAAGGGTGTTGTTTTGAAGCATACCCTTCCAAATTCTCATTTGGATGGATATGGTGCCTTGCTTAAGTACTTCTTAAAGCGCGGCGAAGATCCTTTCGTCGACGTGGAGCACTTAGAACGTTCAGGACGTCCTGTGTCCGTCTACATAAAGACCAGGCTGGCTTGCCCCTTTTAGAGGAGCAAGGCTAGGGGCTAACAACCCCTAGCGTGCGG